GGCAAGGGTTGCGGGTTCGGGTGGTTTTGCTAACCCTAGTCTATACTACGTTAGAATGCCCACACTGTCCCTGAGTTCTGACCAAAAGAAAGCAGTAGAGTTCTTTGTGACCAGTGTTTCATTACCCTCTCGTAGTCTGGTTTCAGTACCGCGAGAGATTGGTCAAGACAGAACTTTGGTGGCTTATGGATACGACAACCCCACAGTGTCTATGACGTTCCGTGTCATGAATGATCAATTAACACGACAATACATAGAGACTTGGCAACAATTTATTACAGGACGTTACAGTGATCAAGACGGTCACCTCAGTGTATCGTATCCAGAAGAATACATGAGACAGATTCAAATCTTTCAGTTAGACCGTGGTGTCGCATTACCCATACTCAGTCGATCACGAGAAGTTAGTTTGGGTAGTGTGGTAAACATCAATGTAGGTGCACAGATCAACTTTGAGAAAAGTGGTGGTGTAGTATACCGGTGGACACTAGAAGATGCATATCCCGTGGCATACTCGCAAGAGACTCTTGCAGATGGCGCAAAAGATACTGTGAGTGAAATCTCAGTGACGTTCCAGTATAGGAACTGGACAGGTGTTGCGACAACAACTAACCGAACATCATCAATCTCAACTGAGGTTGGTATCGGTAGAGATCTTGGTCAACAAGTTGGAAACAAGATCAGTAACAAAATTCATGACTTTATTAAGAAAAAGATTAAACTTTAAGAGGTGATTTATAATGGCATTACCAAAACTAAATGATGTACCAAAGTATTCATTGACGGTACCATCGACGGGCGAAGAACTACGGTATCGTCCCTATCTGGTAAAAGAGGAAAAGGTATTGTTGATTGCATCCAGTTCTGAAGATCCACAACAGATAATGGGCGCAGTATACGATACCATCGCATCATGTGTTGAGGGTGTGGATGTAAGAACGTTAACAACGTTTGACCTTGAATATATTTTTATCAAGTTGCGTTCTAAGTCTACCGGTGAGACGAGCGAAGTCAACATTCAGTGTCCTGCATGTAGTGCAAAAAATACTATGACCATTCCATTGGAAGAGGTCACGGTCACTGAGTCAAAGGCCGATCCGATCATCAAGTTGACTGATACGATTACTGTAGAGATGAAGTATCCAAGTTATCAAGACATTCCTTCGGGAGCGGATGATAATGAGATCGCAATGAGTCTTATTGCGGGGAGTCTCAAGTCAGTTATCAGTAATGATGAACGTATAGACATCGAAGATGAGTCACCAGAAAGTGTGAAGGCGTTTCTTGAGTCAATGACCCAAGATCAGTTTATGAAAGTGTCATCATTTTTGAGTGATTCGCCGTCGGTCAAGTACGACCTTCACATGAAGTGTACGGAATGCGGAGAAGAGAATACCATAGAAATTAAGGGAATGCAAAGTTTTTTTTGATATGCCTCGCGCATGAAGAGCTGTCAAATCACTTTAAGGTGAACTTTCTGCTACAGAGGCATCACAATTATACATTGACGGAACTAGATAATATGATTCCTTGGGAGAGAGAAGTTCACACAATTCTCTTATTACAGGCACTAGAAGAAGAAAAAGAAGCAAGAGAGAAATCGAAAAATGGCAATTACACTGGATGACGTTGTTTTAGAACAGATGGAAACCAACGAAACGTTGGGGATGTTGCACGACCAGACTATCCTCAACTTCGAAATGGACAATCAGTTCTTCGGTACACTGGTTACTCAGTTTGATGAATTCATAGGTCTCATCAAAGAACAAATGCGAATCTCCAGAGAAGATCGCAGAGAAAAAGCCAAACTAATTCCCCCACCCCCAGAACAATTGCCTGCTCAAGATAGTCCTGAACCTTCTGGTCAAATTGGCATTCCTATCGTCACTGGTCTTGCTGCAATCGCGGCAACTGCAATAGGTGCGATTCAAGGTTTCATTGACATCAATGCGAAAATTTTCTCGAAAACTGCGGAACGTATCAAAGCGGTTGGTACAACCATTCGTGGTTGGTTTACTGCATTTGGTGAGAGAATGAAAGCCTTTGGTCAAATGATCGGTCGAATTTTTAACATTGGTGATGATGCTGCAAGATTAGGTCAACTGGTCAAAGATTTTTTTGCTCCTGTTCGAAATTTCTTTGCGAACATAAAGGCAAATCCAATTGTAAAATTTGCGGGTACCTTGGGTAGAATTCTTGGTAGACTGGTTTATCCTATCATGCTTGCGATTGATCTGTTCAAGGGTATCAGTGGCGAATTCGATCAGTTAGCACCCGACGCAACATTAGGGGATAAAGTCAAGGCCTTTGCAGAAGGATTTGTCAAAGGAATACAGTCGTTTATATTTTTCCCTGTAGAACTACTTAAAGATGTTTTGTCTTATCTGATAGGTTTAATTCCAGGCACAGACTTCATCACCAACTTCCTTGACTCATTTGATATTGTTGATCTGGTGCAAGGATTAACAGATTTGGTTTTTGATAATCTTGGAAATTTAGTTAACGCTATTGCAAACCCTATTGATACGTTGGTTTCTGGAATTAAATTCATCACAGATAAGGCCATAAATTTCGGAAAAAGTCTCACCGGTCTTTTTGATAACATAGATTTTTCGAGTAGTCTTCGGGGAATGGTCAAAGCGATTCTACCCCCACCCGACTTTGCGTCATTCGAGATACCATCATTTGATGCTGGCCCACTAGGAACACTTGGTGGTGGTAGTATCAATCTCAATCCCATACCGGACTCCCTATATGAGTGGGCGGCAATGGATCCTCCACCCAAACCACAACCACCAGTAGAAACAGAATCAACTGCGCCTACACAAGAACCACGAATGTCTCGCAGACAACAAAGACAACAGAGACAAGAGGAAGAGTTACGTCGGACAAAAGAAATTGCAACAGCGATGGGTATCCCTTCTAATAACTTACAGGTTCAGAAGGTTGGTGGTGTTCCCATTTCGATCAATGGGCAAGCAGTTCCGGCAGAAATATTGACGACAAAGGAAACGGAAAGAATTCAAGCAGCAGAACAAATAAAGGCTGCAATGAGTGGTGATACTACGAAGACTGTCCCTGCGGAAAATATCAGTAGTGCTACTCAGAATAATTTTACCAGTGAGATAAACTCTCGAAGTGTAGAGAATACAACAGCGAGTGTTGCACCTCCAGTTGTGATTCAAGACAATTCTGTGAACACTAATCAACAGAATAATACAAGTAATCAAATGGTAGGAAGATCGCCCATGCCGTCACCATTGTATGATAATCGAACACGGGCGAGTGCCTATGCGGCGGGTTAGTCCTCGTTTGCCAGTTTGGCGAAGAATGACATCGTATCTTCATCGTCGTCTGTCGCAGCTGCTCGAGGCTCTGGGGCCGGAGCTGATCGCATTGGGGCAGGTTCACTTACCTGTTCCAGTTCAACTCGTTGAGGCGTCGTTAAAGGACGCTCTCCAAGAACCATCTGAAGACGAGACTTCAACTCATCGTAAGTCTTGTAGTTCGAAGGATCAGTGAACTCGTTTAGATCGTACATCTGATTGTACACACCTTCGAGTGCTTCATCATCACCACCAAGTAGTGCTGACTGACCTGCAAACTCTGACTTATCGTAGTTACGATAACCTTCTACATTACGAATCTTCAACTTGAAGGAAGCACCTTCCCAGAAGTCGAAGGGATCAACCGGTGTTTCATCTTGAAACTGTGGTTGCATCTGATCCATGATCTTATCAAAGATCTTTTTACCAAACTCGTACAGAAAGACTTTACCTTCGTTCTGAGGATTAGATGGATCTGACTCAACATAGATGTTGGTCACATAGTGAAGACGACGCTTACGTTCACGCACGAGTGCACGGTTGTCATCTGTCTCAGTCGCCCAGAGTTCGCTGTTCATTTCTGAAACAGGATCTTGTTGACCGATAGATGTCAGTGACTTCTCGATGTACCATTGTCCAGTTGGGCCTTTGAAACCATGATCCCAGTATCGCACGAATGGTACTTCACCATCCTTGCCTGGCAAGAATCGAACTACTGCATAACCATTACCCGCCTTGTCGACAGTGGGCTTCCACTTTCGATCATCGACGTATGATGACTTATCAGATTTGGTTTCGGGGTTTGCTGCTGCAACCAAGTCAGCGATGTTGTTACGGTTGCGTTTTAGATTTGCAAAAGACATATGAGTTTCCTCGTATAAACAGTGTATTTAAGTGTATGTGTGTCGGAACGTATAACCCGACATAGTATATAGTACCAAAACTATTCAGAGATTTCAAGCGGTTTCCAAACAGAATCAGCAGTATATACATAAGATCCCAAGAACTCTTGATCCCAACGTTCAGGTTCAATCAGACTCAGGATAGTCTCACCGGTATGCAACCGGTAAAGATGGTACGTAACACCCACGCGGGGAACAAAGTTGTAGTTCGCATTGTAGAGTGCCTCGTTAAGTTTCGCGAGTTCCACTAGGTTCTGATACTCCTGATTCAGTAACTCTAGTTTGTTCTCAAAATAATTACGTGCAAGGGAACCCCGTTCTGTCTGAAACAATTGTGTGTCAGGCAGATCGATACGGGGTGCACTGAAGTCAGTGCCATAGGTGAGTAGTGCACGTCGTTTAGTCAATGGGTAGTTCTGTGTCTCCGCCTTGAATGTATCTAAGGCGTTTCGCATCAGCTTCCAACTTATCTTTGATTACGGGACTGATATATTTCTTCACGTCTTCAACATCAATGCCATGTTTCTCACAAAGATAAATGATGGTATCCAAGTAGTTCAGGGAAAGGTTATTTGCAGCCTCTTCAATCATCCCCTGAAAACGTTTCTTGGTCATCACTAGGTTTTGGATTTCGGAGTCATCTCTTATTTCCATACGCGCCCCAAGTCCGGATAGAAAACACCCTTGGTTCGTTTTGCAAAACCGTCCTTGTCATAGGCAATCGCAACGGAGTATGGTGTTGCCACCTTGTCACGATTCAAACCGTACTGATCATCTAACCACACTCCAGACCTAAGATAGACTTGCATATGTTTAACATACTGTCTGGATATGGGGTCTTTGTTTTCTTTCCACGCAGCAATCCACTGTTTGACCTTTTCGGGATGCAACTTGTGGTCATCTTCTAAATTCTGAATCGATGGGTGAATCGGTGGTTCGTAGTTCATACGATCACGGATCACGTCTACCTTTTCATACAGGGGTACCAGAATCTTTCTTAGACTCTCTGCGTACTTGTTTGGCATGAACCCTAGTCGAATGGCCTTCCATCCGTGTTTCGCGACACCCAATAGATACACGTCGGGTAGTGCAGTAACATTTGGTATACCCCAACCACTGTGATCACGTATCCACTTTTTCATCGAGTGTAGGTACTCGCGTTCTGTGACTTCGTAGTGTACGAAGGTCTCACACTCTTCGAATGCGTGTAACATCTGTTCTTCGGTCTCTGCCTTTCTCAACAGATCCCAATCTGGTGGTGGCACCAGAGTTCTAATTCTTTTTCGGATTACGGGTTTCTTCTTTTTCTTGGTTGGTTTAATATTTGTCTTAAACGTTGTCATTACGATATTTTCCATTTACTCTGAGTAAGGATTCAAGAAAGTCAGTGTCAGTGTCTTTGTACGCCATGTTAAGTAAAGCATTCACATCCTTAGGCAGACAATGACCACCAAACCCAAACTTACCGTCGGGGCCTGGTACTTGTGCATGTCCTGTTCCAATACGAGGATCGACACCTACCGCATCGACCATCACATCAAAATCCTCATATCCAAGATCCCTGTAGATGCGATACATCTGATTCCAGAACGTGACCTTCATTGCAAGGAAGGTATTTTCTACGTACTTCGCAAACGCTGCTTGATCTCTTGAACAGAACTTGACCTCGTTTAAACAAGGCAGTACCGGTTTAAACAACTCATGCCAGAATCTCATTGAACCACCACCATAGATGGCAAACGTCTGAAAACGAAACTCTTCAATAGGATTTCGATTTGCATTAGAACTCGCAAGGAACTCTGGTGACACAGTGATATCCAACTCAGGATAGTCTTCAAGGAATGTCGGTATGACCGCGCTTTTAATGAGGTACTTGGTGTTACCGTATTTCTCAAAGACATCTGCAACGTTAGACGTGTCACATAAACCACTATCCTCAGCAGGAGTTGCAACACATATTATAACACCATCTACAGTGTCAGTCAAGTCTTCGGGAAAGTTTTTTTCCTTATATGGATCATCAATATAGAGATCAACACTTCGATGATCTTTCAACACATTCTCAATAGCTTGTCCAACGGGGCCATAACCCGCAATTACAATTTTCAATCAAAACTCCCATCTTCAAATTGACCACACCAATTACATGCTTTGCCTTTCTCGACATTCAACACGACACGTTCCTTTGGACACTCGTGTCGCCACATATCGAAAGGTCTTTCTAAAGGATTCTCTGATTCGAATATCTTATCCCAGTTATCAGAGAACGTTTTCTGATCCACCGCCAAAGGTCTCGGCTTGCTTCCTTTCCCACTCATACTTTTTCCACCATTTCGGTACATCTCGTTTAGTCCACTTCGCGAAAGAATATTTATCCTCCCAGTAAAACTGTCGATACGAAGTGACTGAGTCACCTTCGACAATGCAGTGAGGATATTGTGCCATCGCAGGCGTAGGTTGTGTGAAAGGTTTCTCCGATATGTTCATCGGAGGCAACAATAAGAAATACTCCAGTTTTGTTCGAGTGAGATGTTCCTTGTCATACCGATAGGTATACTCTTCACACAGGTTAATCCATAGTTCGTATAACCAATTGTAGTTGGCCATCGATTCGCGAACCCACTTTGCTGACGGGTGATTTACGTGACAAGCTTTGTACAGATGTTCATTCATTGACGCATCTGGATGGAACCACCGTTTGACACCACGTCCGGTGATCGATCGTCCCATCCATTCTTCGCCGTCCAATACCCGATGTGCAGTAGACATCAACTGCGCGTACTCGATAATCATTTTGACAACATGTTTGTCTACATGCTGTTGAGCACAAGTGATCGGGTCTGGATCAAGGTAGAATATATTCATCTGCTCATTACTTTGTCGACGTAGGCACCGCCGTTTTGATCAATCCAAGTTGCACCTTTGTAGATCCAACTGATTATAGTATACACAATATCCCACACTAAAGCAAGCGGGACAAGAACACTCATGAGTAAAATCTCTTTCCATTCAAATCTCTTCATTATAGTTTCTCCAAATGAACGTTAGACTTTTCTAAAAACTCTTTACCGCTACCCCTCGATGCTATGTATTCTTCATCATAGTAGACAGTATTTATGCCAGTCTGATAAATCAGCTTTGCACACTCGATGCATGGCAGATGTGTACAGAACAACGTTGCACCCTCTCCGGTTTCCGGTGATCGTGCAAGTTTGGTGATTGCATTGGCCTCTGCGTGAAGAACCTCATCCTTGGTATACCAATCTCCGTAAATGTCCAAGTCTTCGCCTGGCACATCAAAGTGTACACCTTCGTTAGGTTTCCACTCTTCGCAGTTGTTATCCCATCCAGAAGGGGTGCCATTGTAGCCTACAGAAACGATGCGATCATCCTTGACGATAACCGCACCGACTTTTTTCTTTCGCGCTGTGGACAGTTCTGCGGTTCTCTTCGCGATGTCCATGTAGTACCCAAGGTACTTTTCTTTTACCATGATTACTCCTTAGAGAAAAATTCATCCGGTTTTGCTTCGTTATATAGAGCACATGCCTCTTCGCGGAAACCCTGAACAGTCAAAGTAGCAATCGCCTGTTCGATCTCATTGCGTTGAGCACGACCACGAGTGTAGTAACGATGGTCATCCGACATATCGTAAAACCAGTCATGAGAGTTCAACATTGATTCAAGCTTTTCTAAAGTCATAAATTCTTCCTCGTAAACACCCCCACACATTAGAGGGTACCCTTAATAATACCAATACGTTTTTGTTTGTTGACATTTACTGTCACTGAGTCACCGACTCGACGGCGAGGTTCACCCACAACATCAAGATACTTCAGACGTTGGATGATGCGTTCATCATACTTGGTGAATTCGACGTAGTAGTCGTTCCAGATATATTCTGGTCTTTTATAAGTCATTACGCGACCTCCATCATAGATTCAAGTTCTTCGAGAGCATCGGCAGTGCCGTGCATTTCCATTTCTTTTGCGAGTCGCCACTCGACAGTGACGGGTTCGAACTCTTGAAAAGTCGGTTCACCGATCAGACCTTCCTCGGCGTTCTGAACCCACCGGCGAATACCAACCACCTCGTTATCAAAGTTGAGAACCTGTTGTTCCATCAGCAAGTCTCCACCGATAGAGACATGAACATTGGTGATTGCTTCCCAGAACTCAACATGGTCTGACTCGACATAGTCGATGGCATCGACCACCTGTACATTGATAATGTACTCCTGTTCGTAGTCATTACGCTTGGCAATGCCATTTTCGACGGCATTGTACCACTCGACATCCGCGAGTTGAGCGGGGGTGCAAGGCACCACATAGGTAGAGCCACCCTTGGGCTTCCACCGCTGAGGGCACTCACCCTCACCGTCCCAACAATGGGCACCATAGTTCTCAAGATACTGAGTTTGGAAAACAAGGCGGATAGATTGGTCAGACATAATAAAAACTCCAAAAAGAAAAAAGGGGGAGACTTGCAGTGAACCAGAGGTTCCTAGTCAGAGACGCCAGTAGTCTCCCAATCAACACGTATATTATCTCAAAGAATCGCAAAAAAGTCAATACCTTTTGATGAATACTCAACATTCATCTCGTGAATAGTGGTCGGAGTGGCTGGATTCGAACCAACGACCCCCTGCTCCCAAAGCAGGTGCACTACCAAACTGTGCTACACTCCGAAAAACGATGGGGAGTGCCACATACCTATCAGTCGGAATCTTCGCAAGCACTACCCCCATCCAATCAACCCTCTTCGATGAACATTCGGACTTCTTCACGGGCCTCTTCAGCGGACATGATCTCAGTCAGACGATACGCCACTTCATCTTGGCGTTCCTGCGACTCATCATTCGCCAACACTTCGAGATGATCCAGCAACCACTGACCCATCTCACCACGATAATACCACTTCACTTCACTCATTACAAACCTCCAACACACTTAATCTTTTTGTACGCACCCTCCGATACGTATTGAACTCGTTCATCCCACTCAGCGAAAGGAGATAATCCGAACGGGACGAAAATCTCTTCTCCGACACGATAACCTTCAGTGTCGAATCCACACTCGATGTAGTAACCACAACGAGCTGGCGCATAACGAAGAACTTTACCAATCACAAACGAATCTTCGACACCTTCGCGGGGACGGAAATCCATCGCCTTGATATACTCACCAACCTTGGCAACATTTTCAAACTTCAACATTACTTAACTCCAAACAATTCATCAAAAGACATTTCAACGACCTGACCTGACTCAAACGCTTCTTGGATGATTGGATCTTCATCGTACATCTTGGCAATTGACTCAGGGTAGAGAATCTTGTGAATCTCCGCAACACGATCCATCATCTGGCGTGCGAAGGGGTGACCATCACCCGCATCATACACAAGTTCATTCATCTCTTTCTCTAACGCTTCACGGTTTATCATATCAATCTCTCATCTCAAATTACGTAGTAATTGTCTCACAGATCACTGAAAAAGTCAACACCTTTTGGTGAATAGTCATCATTCACGAAACTTATTACGCAGCCTCCTTAGGCGCAAACAGTTTACCGAAACCTTCGACCAGAAGGTTGTAAGAGTAGACTTCGTATCGCCACTGGTGGTCGAAATCGTAGTCGTCAGTCTCAAGAGCGTCGACTTCCGCTTTCGCGTAACGCTTC